CATATAAGATAAAGGTGCTACATCCTTTTTAAGTTTGTAGTTCTTATCTACAAATCTTGATGTTTGTTTTTTTGACATTATATATAATTTAATTTGATTAAAAAAAGGAGAGTGTCTTTAAAGACACTCCCCATTATTATTACTGCTTATGCCGTTTGGAATAAGAAGAAGTTGTTTGCACCTAAAGTACATACTGCTCTTTCAGATAAGAAGTGAACCTCCATTGCATCTAAGCTTGAAGTTTCAGCACCACCTGCAGAACCTGTAATCCAAGACTTGTAACGTCTGTCTTCAGTTTCTGAAGCTCTATATCTAACGTGCAAGAATGGTCTCTTAGCGTTCTTACCTAAGATTTGGTCATATACAGAAGTTGAACCTGCAGGAACTAATAGTCCGTTGATTTCTCCTGAACCTAAACCACCTCTCATTGTTGGGTCATTTAAGTATTTCCAATCAGATTTGTAGAAGTCATAACCTCTTCTAAATCCTGTAAATCCTAAGTTAAGTGCCATTTCTTTCTCATTGTCAAATAGACCATAAGAAACACCACCTGCTGCATTAGAAGATTGCTTAGAAAGCATATCATCAATATCGAAACCGAAATCTCTATTAACGAATACTACGTTCTCTTCAATTGCACCTTGCTTATCAAGTCTTGAAATAATTGAATCCCACTCAGCTAAAGTAGTTGGATTACCACCACCCCAAACATTTCCTCTGTTTTCAACAACGTAGAAGATACCTTCTGACCCTTTGTCTCCAACTGAAGTGTTTGTTGTTTGTGTAGCTGCTCCACCTGCTGCTGCTGCCGGTACTGCTTCAATCATTGCAGTCTCAAGATAATCGTCAAAACGTAATCTTGTTTCGTGCTCAGACTTTAAATACCATAGGTATCCATTTGCTCCATTTTCAGTAGTTACTTCAATCCATCCGATTTGTGCCATATCAGAACCTGATACTTCGTACTTATCTTTGATGATAATTGGAGAGTTCTCGAAGATGAAATCATCAGCTTCTAAAGAATTTTCCATACCTGCAGTTCCTTTTTTAAATTCAGAACCATAAATGAAAATAGTAAATTCTTTACCTGCACCTGCAACCGGTAAACCTGTTGCCGGATAGAAAGCTACTTTAAATTTATTTGTAGCGTAATCTACTTCAATAACGATACCTTTTACTGCACCACCACCTGCGTTATCTGAAACGTGAACTGTTTGTCCAACTCTAATAGCAATACCACTGTTAGCACCAAAAGCACTTGCAGTAGATACACCTGCATTAGGGTCATCTGTAACTTCAAATTCAGCTTCATCTGCATTTAATACTGCTGCAGTTGTACACTTTTTGTATTTAGTATGCAATCTTCCTTGTTCTGCCCATTTAATAAGGTCAGAGTTAGAAGGCATCTCTGCTCCTACCATTCTTAAGAATGATGAGATTGTTCTATTACCATATCTTTCAAACTCTTTTTCATAAGTATCCGGTAGATACTGATTCATAAAGTCGAAATTAGTAATGTAATTTGTTTTTAAGGGAACCCTTTGAGCACTTGGTTGTAAATCAAATCCCGGAGTTCCGGCTACTTGTCCTGCCATTTTTTCTAATTTTTAAGTTTTGTTTTTTAATTATTTATTTTCTTTTTCGAATCTTTAAGCCACGACCTGAGTCATCGCTTATAGCTCTAATTTGCATCCCACCATCTGTCTTAGTTACTTCAGGAGCACGTTTCGTTTCCATTTTTATATTCTTCAACTCACGCATAGTTTCATCTGCTGATGCAGATTTCCCTTGCTCATAAAAAAACTTAGCAAACTTTTCAGGATGCATTGCCATTGCTAATGACCTGTGATAACCTGCTGCATCTACCATAACCCCATCATCATCCAAGAATTTGTTAACAAAATTCTGTGGGTTCAATTGAGATTTTTTCAATTCAGCACCATCACCGGGCGAAAATAAAACTTTGTTGTCATCTAACGTAAACTCAAAACCTTTGAACTCACTAAACACATCGTCTGTTTTCTTATGAAAAACCTCATTCTTACGATTGAGACCTTCCTGTGATGTCTTTGCTTCGGCTACATATTTGCGATAGCTTTCAATTTCTTCTTCACTATATTCAGAACTCGAATCCCTTCCTGTCTCAAGAGGTACTCGGTATTGTTCTTGTTGTTGCTCAAAGTAATCTTTGGCTTTCGCAATAGTCTTTTTCTTTGCTAACTTTATTTTCTTAATAGTTTTCTCATCATCTATGTCTTCATCATATTGATAATCTTCCATCAAGTCTTCAATATCATCTGCATCTAAACCTTTTTCAGTTGCTGATAAATATTCTTTTAGCAATTTATCAGGTTCCATTTCATCATAATCTCTTTGCATTTTAGCAAAGTCATCGAATCCACGACCTGTTTCTTTTTTATACTTAAGATACTTTGACACATCTTCAGGTAGAGGTTCTTCCTCTCTCTGTTGATTTAATTCATCAAAAGATTTTATATCTCTTCCGTATCTTTCTCCAATATATTTAAGAACGTCTTCTTCTTTTAATTCTTTATTATCAAGAGTAACTTCCTCTTCAGGAGTTTCAACTTTTGTTTCTGTTTGAACTTCTGCTTCAAGCTTTGTAGTCTCAGTTGTTTCAGGTTTTACATCTTCAAACTTATTCTCGTGCTTATCAAGCAATTCTTGTTCTACTTGTTGTGTTGATTTTTCTTCAACATTTGTTACTTCTCTTACTTTAATTTCCATTTGATTTTATTTAATTACAAAGTTACACAAAATTTATTTATCATTTAGACAGTATTTATCTTGGATTAAATTCAGAGAAATTAAACCCATCTAAACTATCTTCATTAGATTCAAAATTTAAAGGAGGTAAGTTATTTTTTCTCTGATTAATCATTTTTGACTGCTCAGTATTTGCTTGACTAATTCTTTGAGACTTAGCATCTTCTTTCATTTGGTCTCTTGCATTTATACCTTGCTGATTAAGTTGTGCTAATTGAATATTTAATTGAAACTCTTTATCCATTAATTGTGCTTTTAACATAGCTTCATTTTTCATCTTCTCTATTTCAAAAGATATATCTGCTTGTCTATATTGCATCTTAGCTTGCATTTCCATTTGAGTTTTAGCTTGAGCAGCTTGCATTGCCATTTCTTGAGACTTCAATTGTTGTTGAGCTTGCATTGCTTGTTTTTGCATTGCCATCTTCTCTTCTCTATCTTGCTTAGATTTTCTTTTAAGTTTTAAAAGTTGATTAGCAAGTTTGATATTTTTTATCTCTCTTATGTCAATTGCATCTTCAAGGTTAATATCTCCTTTACTTAATGCCATTTGAATGTTGCCTTCTAATTGTTGCTTCTGTTCTTCATCAGGAGCTAATTCAAGGAATATACCAAAGTCATATATGTACAATTCACTTATTTCATTTAAGATAGCTACATTATACTTACCTATTTGGTTTACAAATTCTTCTTTAAAGTCAGAGTATTCTAATATATCTGCAACTCTATAAGTCATTGCTTCTGCTAAACTTTTAGCTATAAATAAACTTCCATTTAATATATGTCTTGTTGCTACATTAGAATTTAAAGCAGCTAATTTCTGAAGACCAACTAATGAGTTAGGGTCAGGAGAACTACCATCTCTTGCTTCATTTAATCCTGTTACAGTTCTTATTTGGTTTAAGTAATGGTTGTAATTAGATATAAGCATTTGTGCTTTAGATGCTCCTGAACTTGATTGAAGTTCTCTAATTGGAGTTCTTGCTTGGTTAAAGTCTCCATCTTGTGTGTAACTTCTACCAATAACTGAACCTGTTTGGAAATATAACCTTAACGCATCTTCAGGATTATAAGCTTGACCTGTACCTAAATCTACTTCATTTAAACCATCAGCATCAATAAATACACCATCAGGTACTACTCTTGATATAACTTGTTGAAGTTTTAAATGAGTAATTTGTATTAAGTCAGCAAAAGGAACCATTCTCCTTACTAAAGATTCTATTGCACCTTTATACATTCTTGGTGCTACTGCAACATAATTTGGTATAGCGTGTTGAGTAGCTGATTGTGGTCTAACCATATTCTCCATCATTCTCCATTGGAGCATAATGTTAGTTCCCATAACCATAACACCTTCATACCATACATCAATAGTTTTAGAAACCTTTTCAAAGTTCCCTTCTTCCATCATTTCTGCAGGTGGATTAAAAGTGTCTTCTTTTTTAATCATACTAACATTACCATTGTCTTTTACTTTTCTTTTATAAACTACTTTCTTAGTAGTCTTATAATTAAAGTAAAGTAAAGTAGCAGTGTCTTTATAAAAAATAC